TCCGGTTAATTTTTGCCCGGAGAATGCTACGACTTGGTCTTGCAGTTCTCCCGCACGCACGTGTTTATTTTTCCCTGTTTTTACATCTCGTAGCGGAACATAAATGTTTCCTTTTTCGTCTTTACGGACTTCCATCGCTGCACGTACGTCAACGCCCGCTCGAAATGATTCAGGTGTTCGGAAAGGGTCGAGAGCCCCCATCTGTGTTGCGTGGATTTGTCGTGCTTCATCTGGAATCGCTCGGTCAGACCCAATGCCACCTTCTCCCATGGCTGTAACCCTCATTGACGAATCAATAAGCTCCATAGGGTTAGTTTGCGTTGGTACTGTTACCCGCTGAGATGTATTAATAAACCGTAAGATACTGGAAGTAAAAGGACCCGATGGCAATGCTTTTCGTAGATTCGGCGTTGCTTCCATCTTAATCGCAGCTTTTTGCGCTACATCGCGCGCATTCAACGTGATAACCTCTTTGAACGAATCATCAATGGAGTGCAACGATTTGAAATCTAAGTTATCCCGGTCGTCAATCTCTCCCGGGTTTTTGTAGATTTTCAATACTTTATCTGAAGCATCCAGTAAAGCATCGGGTGTCACTTGAGAGTAAGGCTTTCCTAATGTTTTACGGTTTACCTCGGGGTCCATCTGTGCCGCAGTGTACCGGTTAAAGATCTCTTTAACTTTGGTTTGCGTATCCGCCCCTGCCGCGCGGCGATAGGCTGGTACTACTTTCCTGTAAAGTTTATCTACGGCTTTATCGCGCTTAGGCATCAGGGCTTTAGCATTCTTATCCGCCAGACGAGTCCCCCAACGCTTAGCAATCTGGTCATGACTAACTCCAGCCTCCCGTAAAACAGGGTAAAGCGGAATCTTAGAAGATTGATACTCGAGCTGGGGTTCTCCTTTTTCCGGGTCTAACGTTATATTAAAATTGCTACCGCCTTTTGTGTTGAAATTTGCTTCCAATATACCGTTGGCTCTCTTTCGCGCATACACTCCAGGCTTAGGTCTTACCTGATTTGCTACAGTATACTCATTCCCGCCTACAACAACTGTGTGTCGCGGAGTAAACCAAGGAACACGAGCCACAGTAAAGTTTTTGACTTCGTCAATAACCTTCCCATCCTTGTCTCGCATCCGCAAAGTTCCAGTAACCTTCTCTGATAGGGTATCTCCCCTTAAGATTGCCATCTTCTGTTCTTCGGACGAATAGTCTTTTTCGTCTACCCGCAGGTCATCAACCTCTAAGGTTTTACTTCGGGACTGTATCGGAAAAGATTCTTTTAAACCTTCTACAATTTTTTGTCTTATGTGGCCCCTCTTAGTCTCTGCGTCTATCAACAATGGGGTGAGATTTGGTGTCATTCTATCCTCCGGTTAGACATCACAAGTATACGACATCGATGTCTAAAACGTAAAGTGATGTTGGTATAAGTAAGTAGAGGAAACCCATGCCATGAGGAGGACCAATGGTCATCAGGTATTTGATACTGTTCGTAGTGTCATAACGAAGAAGAGTCTCTCATTCTATAGCAGGGTGAGAGACTTATTTTTTGAAGGCCCCTTCAACATCTGGCGGGTAAACGGAGTTTGCTTTTTTTGCTTCCATCTGTTTTTTTAACTTCCGTACGGATGCTTCGTCTGCAACTAGCCATTCAACATGAACACACCGACTACCATTTGGAAGATTAAACATTTCTTTTGCGGTTAAAACAGCATCGCCGCGAAGACACAGGTCCACCGTCTTTTTGTATTCTTCCGTTTGAACATGCGGACAGGTATAGTCTCCATCATCTGGGAGTAACGTTTCGTCAATATCTAACGCCACTTGGCACCTCTTGCAACTTTCCCAGGGGCGCCAAAGTGTAAAAACCTTCGTGTGTTGCTGCATTGCAACTTCCACCGAGACTTTGTCCTCTTTGACTTCTGAGGATATAAGGTTGGGCCCTTTGGTTTTATCGTTAAATAACGGTGGAAGCTCTACTGCGGTTCCTTGTCCTGTGCCAACCGGGTCCGGTGGAGTCTGTGCATCAATTATTAACTGCTTAAAATCAAATGTATTTTCGCCGTTCATGCTTTACATTCCTGCTGTAGCTTGTTGTTTTGCAGACGTTTGTTGCTGTTCTAGGCGCTGGATAACCACAGAATACATCACCATGTCTTCTGTTTGAAGCTGGTGAAGCATACTTTTGCGCGTACCCTCGTCAACTTGCATTAATTGTTGCACTGTTTGATCTGCTTGTGCAATGACCTGTTGTTGGTTATAACCTTGAGGACCTGGACCGCCGGATTGCGCTTCCGCACGTGCTTGTTCGGCCATGCTATTTTGCAGGGCTTCTACCTGATGTCGCATCTCCTGTTCCATCCGTATGCGGTCTAGGGTTTCTTGGCGAATATTTCGCTCTTCTGTAGCCAAGTCTATGTCGTACATATCTGCAATCGTTCTATCCGAAATGACTTGTTGTCCACCCTGTTGGCCTTGCATCCAAAGTTGGAATACAACTTGTTTCGCGTTGGCATCATCCACCATTCGAAACTTGACCATCCCAACATTGATTTTGTCCCAACCTAAAAAGTCAGCGCATTTATCATCAATCCACTGTAACAACCCTAAAAGGTCATTAATGTGCGATTCCAATTGGTTCTCAATAAGCCTCAGAGTAGCTTCCATTCCCGAACCAGTTAGCCCACCGTACAAAAACTCGAGAGGAATACCCAAAGCCGCAACAATATTCTTCTCCGCTTCTTGAACTTCCCCGAGCGTGAGTAGCGCACGTCCTTGACCCCCTACTTGTGTCATACCCATTGGCACAGGAGAGTACATTATGTGGAGGTTATCCATGCGCCACTGCTTCATGTGGTACTGGAGACTATCTTGCCACTTACTCAGGGACATACTGATCGTAGGGTCAGCGTTTCCGGATGCAGCAGCAGGATGGATTACCCGAAAGGGTACCAAGTGATCCGCAGCGATTGCTTCATTAGCCTTACGCAAAATCGCGGTGTAATGAAACATATCCATTACGGACAGCAACGGTGGAAGTCCCCACTGAGGCGAAAGCCCTGCAGGACCTCCAATCTTAAGATGATAGATTGCTCCAGGAGCGAACTTGAATTTTTTATTTGACTTCACTGCACGGAGAAAACCAAGAGGTAAGGTATCAATCAGCGATTTTTGCCCGGCATTTACCCTGTAAATCACAGTTTGAGGGATTGTGTAGTAATAGATCGATGTGTTAGTAATCTCATTGTGCTCGATGTCCATCAGTTTGGGGTCCCAACGAATGAAGTTGACCTTTCTTCCGAACATCACTTTTTTGTCTATTACGTTTTTCTCGGTTGCGGTTACCGCCGAGTTACAAGCATCGCACTTGTAGGAAAACGTTAGTTTTCGAACGTTGAACTTGTAATTAATGTACTCAATGTTAGCTTGAGCTTCGCATTTGGGACACTTCAAATATCTGATGAATGGTTGGTACATAGATATGAAGGCGTTACCGTACACATATTTATCTAACGTTGCATTGATGAGCATCTCACGAGCATGCAGCACTTTTTCGAGTAGAAACTTGTGGCGCGTTTTTAGTGAATCATTGGTCGTATCGTACGTAACGTCTGTGATAGGGTATTCCCCAAACTTACGCAGCGCTGCGTATATATGAGGACTTTTGTAGAAAAGGAACTCACACCACTTGAACAAATCTTTCAATTTCCTGGGAGTGAGGGCCTGACTGAGATTTTCGTAAGGATTCGTACCCACCCCTACGCTCTTATTCCCCGCAAGGGAGGTAGTGGTTGACATTCCAAAAGCGCTCATTCTTTGCTCCTTGAATCGTGTATTATCGCAACCATGATACTCCAGAAAGGCTCTAACATGGAGATAGAATTAACTCGAATAAACAACACCCCGGTTTTTTCCGTGCAAGGAAATGACTCTCACTGGACCCGCGTTTACGGCGCAACCTTCGATAAGCACACTACTCGTTGGCTTTTTCCAGCGTTCCCTCCGTTTATCGATAACGTACTACAGGACTTCTCTAATGTCCATCCAGACGTTCCGTTAAGTGCCGAAGCGAAACAATGGGTCAAAGAACTAGGAGATTTGGAATTTTGGAAGAAAATGGTAACGGGCATGAACTTGCCTACAAAAAGCTACGAACATCAGTTGGATGGCCTTGCTCAAGTTCTTCATAACTACCGTTGGATACTCAACTGGGAAATGGGTACGGGCAAAAGTAAGGTGATTATCGATGCGCTCAACTACCTCCGAACCCCAACCCTTATCCTTTGTCCGCGTATCGCTGTTGACAATTGGGCTAAAGAAATCGAGTTACACTCTGGTGGAGCTCTCACGTCTGTTGTAGTCAAAGGTGCGACACGCAATAAAAAACTCAACGTTTTGCAATCCTACGAAAACCAAGATGCGGTCATCACTACGTTTGATACTGCTCGAATTTACGGAACACCGCAATTGTTGCCCAAGGCCGTTAAAGTCTTCGGAAAACACAGCATCCCGCCAAATCGGACACTGAAACAGGTTTTACGCAGAATTAACGACGGAGATGTACAATCTAAGCTAGCGTTAGACTGGCTCCAAGGGCGTAAGATTCAAGACATCAGAACAGAAGTGGAGGAACGAACGCAAGGAAAACGCCAATGGCTTTGGGATTTACCTTACCGCATGATTGTAGCAGACGAATCGCATCGGATTAAACGTATCCAAAGCAGTACTACAAAGATTTGTTTACAGCTCGCACAAAAAGCAGCTAGGCGATATGCCTTATCGGGAACCCTCGCACAAGGAGACCCTCGCGACTTATTTCCTCAACTCAACTTCCTGGGTAAGTATCTTGTTCCCGAAGACTGGTTTGCCTTCTGTAAGAAGTACTTAGTATACTCAAAGTACAACGATAAAATCGTCACAGGGTACCAGAATCTTCACGTGTTAAATCAGCGCGTGGAGCGTGTATCCAGTATCAAAAAGCTAACCGAGTGCGTAGATTTACCTGAGCGCAAATTCGAAACAATCTATTTTACATTGAGTCCTGCGCAACGAAAAGATTATAACCGCATTGTGTCTACTAACCGCATAACGCGTCCCGATGGCGAGGAATTAGAGTTAGCTAACGGAGCCGTTAAGATTGGAAAGCTCCTGCAGCTCTGTAGTGGCTTTTTATATATCCCCGAAAAAACAGAGGTGTGTGACACTTGTTCCAGTGTGATGGATTGTGTTGCACAAAATATTAAACCTGGAACTTCCCGCTGTACGAACGAAAAAGCAGCAGGGTTTAAACCCCGTAGTGCTGTAACGTATGCTCAAAACCCTAAGTTAGATACTGTGAAGGACCTGTTAAAAGATTTAGCGAGCAGTTCTAAAGTTATCATTTGGGCCTGTTTAGAGCAGGAACTAGACAGCCTAGAAGAAATGCTCAGACAGGAAGATTGGGGTTACGTTCGGGTAGACGGTAATACGACTCATCGAATTAAAGAAATGGAAGAAGTCTTTGCTACAGATGAGACCTGTCGCGTGTACTTGGCTCAAATTAGTACGGGCATTGCAATCACGTTAAATGCTGCAACGCATACAATCTACTATAGTCGAGATTGGTCTTTAGAAAACCGACAACAATCTCTCTTCCGTAACTTTAGGATTGGACAGGCAAAAAAGACAGTAGTGTATGATATTTGTGCGAAGGGGTCACTTGAAGTACAACAACTAAATGCTTTACAGCGTAAAGCTAATGTCTCTAAACTTCTTACAGACCATGTAGACTGTGCGCTCTGTAACCGGTATGTTGACTGTCTGAAGGATAACGTGTCACCTTGGACGGCTAGTTGCGTCTTATCTACCGGTGTCGAAAAACAAATCGCGCGTGCTCGCACGCTATAGGAGTAATGCTCTCATGAAAATTACACTCGAACGCCCCGAACTCATTCATATTTTAAGTCAATCTCTCGGATATGGAATCAACGATGAAGACGTATCTATTCAGTCTGACCCGTTTGAAGTCAGTATCCGGAATGTTCAATTGACTGGAGGAACTAGCACTCCAAAAAAACCTGAAGAGGCCATCGAGCCAGAGTCGGAGCCTGAGCAACCCGCGGAATCTGATGGAACCTTATCCATAGAAGATTTGCTCAGACGTAATGAGGCGTATGGCGGTCCAAAAATTGACCAGAAAACGGTAAAAGAGACTGCACCCATAACCCGACATTTAGGTCCTTATGAAACAGAGGACCCACCACCCATCACGCAAGAAGAGATTCATGCCGTGTTACGAGGACAGAACGGATGACAGAAGAAAAAAAACCCACAGGTAGAGATCACATCCAATTCCCATATCCCAAAAAAGACTTTTTTGACCGAGGACTCCCAAAAGGAGTTTTGTCCCCCTCGGGGTTCAGCATGTATGTTAAATGCCCTAGACAGTTTGAATACGCTTATGTCTTAGAGATGCGCAGACCTCCTGCTATCTCGATGATTAAAGGGACCAGTATTCATCGGGGAGCAGAAGTCGTACATAAACACACGATTGAGCATGGCGTTCCAATGGGCGTAGAAGAAGCCACGCAAGCAGTGGCTGATGCGTTCAACGCCGAAGAAGAATTCGTAGAAGATGCAACAAAAGAAGAGAAAGGAATAGCAAAAGACGCAGCAATCCATGGTTTTAAGGTCTACCACAGAGACGCTGTGCCTAAAATCAATCCCGTAGCAGCAGAGAAACCTTTTGCCCTTAAAGTAGGAGTAGTACCTTTTCGCGGGGTTATTGACCTGATTGACCGTGTACCAGGAGACTATTCTCTTGGCGATGACCCTGAAGCGCCTCCGCCTGAAATCGAAGTGGTCTCCGACCTTAAAACCACAGCTAAGCAGTGGAATCAACAGCGTATAGACTTTGAACACCAGCTAACATTCTATGCTATCGCGGAGAACACTAATAACGTAAGAGTCGATTTTTTACTTGAGCGAAAAAAGAGCACCGAATATATAACGAAACGAGCGCTACGCACTAGGCGACACAAACAAAACCTCGTAGAAGACGTGGAAGAGGTTGCAGACCTTATAAAGAAAGGGATCTTCCCGCGGTGCGACCCCGCAAACTGGGCTTGTACTCCACGCTTTTGCGGGTATTACAAGATGTGCCGGGGTTATGTATAACCGACATAAAGCACAGAACAGGCTGGTACAGGACACAAACATTTGTTAAGGTCGGGTTACAAAGCTAAAGGAAAACCCAAAAATGACAAAACTCATCGACTATTCTTCCATGCCCAAGCGGGAATTCTGGGAACTTGTAACCTCCA